TTGTCAGCATCTACAATAACGCTATCAATATTATCTACAACAGTATCTATATTATTTTTATTGTTAGCAACATTGTTGATATTAACCTCGTTATTAGCAACAGAGTTAATGTTTGTTTTATTTGTATCAACTGCAACAACATTGTCTTTGATACCATCAACATTTACAACACTACTGCTGATATTGGATACATTAACAACTTCATTTTCTATATTAGACACAGTAGTGATTTCATTTGCTAAACTAGCTACAATAGCTATATCAGATGGAGTATTGGCTAACTCATCTGGAGCATCAGCAACTCTAACTTCAAGCATATCATATGTAACTGTGTCTAGTAAAGCATTTAATACACATGAATTATTGATAAGCTGGTAATCAGATATATTAGTCTGAACCCATGTATCAGTTGCAATATCATGCTTCCATATAGACATGTGAGCCTTAGTTGCTATATGCTTAGTTGATGGGAACGTCCTAGTACTTAATGCAGTACCACTATAGAATGAGCTTTGTGTAGCCATGTTATCTCCTTGTGTCTCGTTTATTTAAGTTACCTTCATAGCTAACTGTATTGATTCTAAACCCTACATTGTCAGTGTTGACTATGCTTAGTATTATGTTTTTAGCATCACCATAAACCATAGGCTTTCTATCAACAGTATACTTAGAAGCTATCTTTCTAGTAGTATTTCTTTTCTTGTCTTCCACAACAACTTCAAATACACTATCATCTTCACTTGAAATCTGAACAGTCTTAAATTTAAGATGACCTCTTATGTCTTTTGTCTTTCCACTACCTGCAACCCATTCACTTAATGTAATTGTTGTTGGTATTATAGTCTGATTATCATCAGATGTAAAGTCATCCAAGAATGTTTCTTTATAATCTTGTGGAAATATTGGTGTAGTTTCAAATTGGTTTGCTCCAACTAAACTATCACTATCCATAACCCATTCAAGGCTATTGTCCCATAATTCATTGTCATCCCATGTTCCAGAACTAACTACCCAGTCTTCAACACTTATAGCTTTTTTTCTATTCAGTAAGATATTTAAATTCTTACCAAGACTAAAAGCATTATATATTTTTCCATTGTAAGTCCATTTAAACCATGCAGACTGAACCCTAGTATCAGCATTGTCATAATACTTATAAACCCATACAGTATCGTTATCTCCTTCTGAACTAGTAATGAAAAGCATATTATTAATAGGGCTTCCAGACAACCTAGTAACATTTTTAGGTATGTAAGTTTGAACATGTGATGTTATATCATTTGCCTCACTTATTCTCCCACTTCCATTAACTGAATATTGCATTACTGCTGTACTATTTCCCCTTTTTGCACAAAAGAATATTTTATTATTCATAAAGATAGGTCTAATATTTTTATTAATCTCATATGCTGATGTTTGACTAATCTGTATAGACTTAGGACTTAATACATTGCCACCATCTAATTTAAACTGAGCCTTATCAGAGAACAACATCAGACTATCTTCTAAGTATGTTGCATATTCTAACTGTATAGCTATAGTAGTATCAACCGTAGTATCTATCCTGTCACTATCCAATAGTGCTGCAACTGATGTCCTCCAGAAGTTGCCATACTCACCAACTTCACTGAACACAACTGTTCTGTCAGTAACAAACCCTAGTCTGTTCTTGAAGAAAAATATATCTTTAATAACATTATTATCTTGCGTAAAGCTTGGTGGAGTATTAGTATCTGCATCACCAACAAGGCTGCTAGACCATTTATCATACTGACCAAAAGTAAATGTATCTCCATCACTATCTCTAGTCAATATATGTGGCATAGTTGAAGCATTAATATTTGGTCTTGAATGATAGCCAAGAGTTTCTTTCCATTGAGAGTCACCAAACTTTAACCAATATGAAGAGTCACTATTTGATGAGCCTATTACTTTTACTAAAGCACCACTAAAAGGCATGTTTTTAGGTAGCTCTGTAGCATAAGTAACCTCAGTAGACCACGCAAAAGAAGCTTGGTCACCAAATGAATCTCCTACATAAATATCAGTAATTTCTGCATTATCGACTGTCTGAACCCTTACAACACTTCCTCCAGTAGTTGCTGCCACAAAGTTAGCACTAGCATTATTATTAATACTGTCAGCAATAGCCTGTGCAGCTCCTTCTGTCGTAGTTGAGGACACTGTGTCACTATAATTGCTTGTATCAGATATTACAGAAAATGTATAAGAGTACGCTGATGATGGATTGCTCATCTTAATCCATATGTACCCTGTTTGTAAATAATCAGATGGTGATTGAACTACAGTTTCAACATTTACAGAAGACTCTTGTGAGTTGTAATAGTCACTCTCTTCTGCTGTTATAAAACTATCACCTTCGTTTGGAATTTCATCAAATAATAAAGACAAAGTTATTGGGAGTGTAGTACCACTATCTATTTTTTTTACTCTTATTCCAGTAGTATTTAATTTAACAATAATATCAACAATATAATTAGAATCAAGAGTATTTTCAATTCTGTTTCTAACATTTTCTATCCATTCACTGTATGACATGTGTTCTTCAAGAAAATATCCGTGGAACCCTTCTACATCTTTTGTGTAGTATGCGTATGTCTCTTCTGGCTTCACATATTCAATAGATTTCCCATCTATATTTAATAATATTTTAGACCTACCAGAAATTACATCTATTCTATATATCCCAGCGTTCAATACAACCTTTGAACCAAGGTTAGAAGGTGCATAGTCGTATTGATGCAGTTGGTTTCCAAGGAAATCAGTATAGACTTGTAATGGGATTTTGTTAAACCATATAATAGACTCAGATACGTCTGTAGTAGATGTAGACCCTTGTCCAGTAACATATGGGTCTAATTCTGGATGTATATTCTTGTTTGCTATAAATGTAGTATCTTTGATAGTTACACCAGCAAATCCTCTACTGTTAATAAAATACAAATAGTCTTTATTCTCTGGTTGGGAAAATATAAGCTTACCATTATCTTTACTATAAACTTGACCACTAAGTATATTGATAATAGTCATCCCATTCTCTGTAATAGATATAGAATACTTTTCTTCACTATCCCCAGCTAAACCTCTATCGTATTCGTATACCCACATATTTGAATTATAATCAATACTATCAGTTAGTTCAAGTTTTTGTGTTGGATTTCTTTTTAGTAGTCCTCTATCTAACGTAGGAAAAGCATTGACCATTTCCTCTACTTGTGTAGGTAGTCTATGCTCAGGAGCTTGCTCATTAACACCATTATAAAGCCCATCAAGTTGGTTACTTATCAACATTATGCTATCACCAAATTGTCTTGACCATATGTACTATTAAGTATATTGTAATCACTTGTAAAGCCTTCACTTCTTCTAGCAATAATATAAGCATCCTCTTCATCTTGTTGGGTATATCCATACACAGCTTTATCCATAATAGTTCTAGCTTGGAATTTTCTAGCAGCTCTTATAGTTATAAAGTTTCTCAATGGATGACTTAAAGTATTGAAATCTAAATCCCATATAACATTCATTGTCTGTGGAGAATCAAATATAGATGTTTGTTTTGATTTGCTATATAGCTTCCAATTCCTCATAATTAAATCACCATCACTAGATGATACATCTAAAACATTAGATGGTACAGATATATATCCTTCACTGTCTTGTGGGAATTCATAGCTAGTATCAACATTAAAATCCCATCCTTCTGCAAGAACTTCTTTTTTTGTTTCTATCAATACACTCGAAGCAATTTTAGCTTCTAATATCTCAGCTAATTCTACATCATCATTTACAGGCAATTCATTAATCATCTGTAACATAACATTAACTGCATATAAGAAGAACTTACTTGAGTCGTATTGTTGGTCTAGTATTGTCGGCATGTATTACTCCTTATAATCTTAATAATATCCTCCGAAGAGGAGGACACTATAAAACTATGCGAACGCACCATCACCTAACATAACTTTAGACTCTGGACGTAACAAGTCTACACCATTCATGTAGTATGCAACCATTTTAGTAGCATCTAACATGTCAATGTCTTTCTCTTGTTTAGTCTGTAAGCCAACAAGCTCAACAAGGCCAACAGCTTGACGAGTGAACACAACACCTACAGCACTAGTTGTAGTAGCTCCATTTGAAATAGTAGCAGGAATGTTATTAGATTTATAAACCTTAACACCACCAACTTCCATAATAGTACCCATAGC